TTCCATAAGTTGCGGTCCAGCTCTCATTGCTATATCTTCTATAGCATTCATTGTGGCACCGTTCCATGTAACACCATTTGATGCTGTTATTGATGTTGGTACTGGTAAAATTATATTTGCTTTTGTTTTTCCTACTTGATTACTTAAACCTTGACCAAATAACTTTAGTGCGGTGCTCTCATTTTGAAATTTATTATTCGGTTTATAAGTACGAATTGACATCGAAAGATAATCCGAATAGTCATCAAGAACTGTTGTCGGATATCTAAAAGGGGCTAGTTTTGATTTCTTGCTTGCAGTTGGCATTAGAGATAGACCCTGTTTTAAATATTTAGTCGATAATTTTGATATGGTATTGTTCTTAGATCTGATACTTCTGAAGAGTTTACTAAGTGAACAGAACCAATAACTTCTTCATTAGTATAGTTTCTATAACTTCCCCAATGATAATTAATTCCACGAAATCCCCAGTTAAACTTTGCAACAACTGCAACCAGAGGATTTTGATCATATCGAATAAAAGGAGTTTTTGGTTGATAAACAAAAGTGCAGAAGTTTCCAACTTCAACTTCTGTCGAATCAATTGTTTCTGGTAGAACCTCCATGATCTCCATCATTAAATCATCTGGATCTTCGACTCCAGTTAATTTGTCAATCAGTGGTTGAATTCTACTGGATAATTTTTTTGTTTGTTTGAGTTTTTTTCTTGGCATTACTTAATACCTAGATCATCTTCAGTAAGAACTTTAAATTGCCACCTACGATCTGCACAATAATCTGTTGCAGCCTCCCATTTTGCTTGATTTTTGGCGTATTCAGTTACTTCATAAATGTATTTTTTAGTTTTTTTGCTCTGAACTTTTGGTTCTTGGCATTGTCTCTTGGGTTTAATTTCAATAATATATCTCTTAACACTTCCATTCTTTTCAAGAACCTTAATATAAAAGTCTGGAAAGTAACGATGTACTCTCGAATCTAATGGTGATCTATATGGAATGATTATTTCTTCACTACCCCACTCAAGAATATTTTCGTTAAGGTCACAATAGACCATGAACTTTCTTTCCCAAAGAGACCTATAAATAATGTTAGTTGGATTCCCTCTATACTTTTTTGTATTTGTGGGAATAAATTTACCTTTATACGCCATTTATAAAAATTTCACTATAGGTATTTAGAGTGCCAGGACCAAAAAAAATTTCAGATATCAAAAATACTTTCAGTGATTTGGCTCAGTCATCTCACTATGAGGTACAATTTCATGATTTTCCGTTTGGCATGAAGCAAAATTTTGCTGAAAATGGAGTCCTGAAAAGTTTTTATAATAACACTGCTGGACTGTTATGTTACAATGCTGTTTTACCTGGATCTAGTGTAGCAACTACAACTATTGAAGGTAATTTCACTGGTGTACAACAACAGTATGCACACACCAAAATATTTAATAACATAAATTTAAGTTTCTATTGTGATAGTCAATATCAAGTTCTAAGATTTTTTGAATCTTGGATGGCATATATCACTGGTGGTAATGGCATCCCAAATAATAGTGCATCTGCAAATCCAAAGAATCCTGGATACTTTTATAGAATGAGATATCCAAGAGGTACTACTGGATATAAGTGTGATAGTATGAGAATTTATAAATTTGATCGAGATTATAAAGCAGCAGTTGCATATAGTTTTGTTGGATTATTTCCTGTTTCGATTACATCTACTCCTATAGGATATGAAAGTCAAAACTCTATTTTAAGAATTAGTATTGATTTTAATTATGAAAGACATTACATGACAGCGGCTGCAGACAGTACTAAAGCACCATATCCATTTAATTTCAACTCAGGAAACACAAATCTTGGTGATGCATTTAGTAAAGCAAATGCATATTCGGCCGCCACTCAAAACGATACTGGTGAATACAATTCTAAATTATCAAAGTATTTCTCTTCATATAATGGCGAGACTAATGCAAAAATTACTCAAAACTTTATTGATGATTTCATTGCACTAAAAGGTAAATGGAATCCCACCGTTGGAAAAGGTTCTGATAAAATTAGTTTTATTGGTACTCCTGGTTTGGGAGATGGATCAGTTATCGGTTGACCTACTAAATAAAAAAAACCTAGATTATTTCAATACATTATGCCTTTACCAAAGTCTAACACTCCTGTTTATGAACTTGAGTTGCCATCCATTGAGAAAAAAATTAAATATCGCCCATTTTTAGTAAAAGAAGAAAAAGTTCTTATTATGGCTCTAGAGAGTCAAGATATGAAACAAATTACAACCGCAGTGAAAAATGTTCTCGCTGCATGTATTCTTTCTAGAGGTGTGAAAGTAGAAAATCTTTCTACTTTTGATATTGAATATCTATTCTTAAATGTTCGTGCAAAATCTGTTGGAGAACTTATTGATGTAATTGTCACTTGCCCAGATGATGGGGAAACTCAAGTTGAGGTTCAAATCAACATTGATGATATCAAAGTGACTAATGAAAAGGATCATAAAAAGGACATTCAGTTAGATGATGAACTTACACTAAGAATGAAGTATCCATCATTAAATGAGTTTGTAAAAACAAACTTCAATGGTGAAGATATTAATGTTGATCAAGGATTTGATATTATTGCAAACTGCATTGATCAGATTTATTCTGAAGAAGAATCTTGGAATACTTCAGATTGTACTAAAAAAGAATTAGATGAATTTATTGGTAATTTGACATCATCACAATTCTCTAAAGTTGAAAAGTTTTTTGCATCTATGCCAAAATTGACTCATACTTTGAAGGTCGAAAATCCAAATACTAAGGTAGAAAGTGAAGTTGTTCTGGAAGGGTTAGCATCTTTTTTCGCATAGCCCTGGCACATACTTCTCTGATGTCGTACTATCAAACTAATTTTGCCTTGATGCAGCATCATAAATATAGTTTAAGTGAGTTAGAGGATATGATGCCATGGGAAAGAGAAGTGTATGTTTCACTTCTCTTAGCATACCTTGAAGAAGAAGAACTGAAACGTAAGCAAGCAAATGGCATCTAGACTCAACACATCAAAACTATTACCATCACAAAGCACAGTTACAGCTTCTTCGGTGCGTGAAAGTCTTGTGGAAGTTGAGACTCAGAATAATAGGCAGCAAGTAGAAGTATATACTTTTTTAGGAAAACAATTAACATCTATCAATAGAAACGTTGAGTCTATTGGTAGAAATCTTGAAACTCTTACGAAAGCCATAAGTGGTGAGACAAGGGCAGAATTATCTCAAGCAGATGCATCTAAGCGTGAAAGATTACGAGACGCTGAAAGAACTGCTTTTGGAAGATCTGAAAATATTTTAGAGGGAAGACTCACTTCTGCAATAACAAAACCCATTAATGCAATAAAGGGTGTTGTAAGTAGTAAATTATTTGATTTAAAAAAAGCATTACTGTTTCTTTTTGGTGGTTGGTTGACCACTAAATTCCTCAGAATGCTTCAGGCTGACGCAGATGGAAATACATCTGAATTTGAAAAATTACAAAAAGAATTTGGTATTGCAATAGCAGCTGGTGTTGCAGCATTTGCAGTATTAAATCTTGGATTGATTGGGTTTATTGCCAAAATTGGTGGATTAGCTTTAAGAATTAGTACATGGGTAATAGGAGGCGGATTTAATCTTCTTTTTGGTAGATTTTTTAAAAAACCTCCTGCTGTAACACCAGGTGCGACACCAAAACCAAAACCTGGTGCTACTACAGTTCCTGGTGCTACGCCAAAGCCTGGTGCTACTACAGTTCCTGGTGCATCAAGACCTGGAGTACCTCCTGGTAGACTTCCAGGATCTGGTGGACCAATTCTCGGTCCTAGTGGGAAACCGACTGGTCCTCAAATGGGAGGGACTACCCCAGGTAGGGCACCTAGCATACCACCAAAATTTACACCTCCCAAAGTATCTGGTAATAAAGGACTTGATTTTCTCTTTAAACCTAGAAAAGTTTTTAGTGGATTAAAAGGATTATTGAGTGGTGGAAGATTTATAAGTGGTCTTGGAGGTATATTAAAAGGACTATATGTATATCAGAAAGTAAAAAATAGATTGAATGAAGGAATGTCGCCAGTTAGGGCGGTCTTACCTGTAATACCAGAAATTATGATGACTCTTAAAGGTGCAACTTTAGGCGCTGGAGTCGCGGGTGCTCTCGGTCTTACAACTGGACCAGGAGCATTTTTAGTTGGAGCTGCTGGCGGAATTGCTGGTGCTGGTGCTGGGCAGTACGTTGGCAGTCTCGTTACCCCAATGCTAGATAGTGGTTATGACATGCTTGGTATGGATAACATGTTTGGGTTCTTAAATGATCCAATCACAAATATGTTGCAAGGCATAGGATTGATGGAGAAACCATCTGGTGGGGCATTTTATGGTCCTGGTGGTGATCCATCTGGATCAGGTAAAGGTCAAGCACAACAGAAACCTAATGTGGAAGCACCGTCAGCTGCATCGCCAAATCTTAGTCAGGAGAATGTTAAGGTTCCTAGTACTGATAAACAGACTTCCAATAGATTAATGTCTATGGGACCATTCGATGGTAATCTATTAAATGATAATGAAATACCACAGGATGTCAAAGAAACTCTTCAAAAACTTGAAAATAAATACCCACTTACAGCATCAAATGAAATTCCAGATCAATTAACATATGATACGTTGAATCCATATAGAAGTCTAGCAACATCAATTTATAACATAAATTATCAATAATAATGGCACTTTCATCTGCTCTACTAAGAGATACTTTTAAGTCTTCTCCTCTAGATGAAACTATTGTTTCTCTTAGAAGAAGCACCATTTCTACTAGAAAATCTTCAATTAAAGCTATAAAAGTATTTCAAAAGAAAAAATTAGTTGGTGACAGAATAAATCAGAAGGAAAGAAGACTAAATCAACTGTTTAGATTTAGAAATGAAAGAAGATCGAGAGAGGATATACTAGAGGCAAATAAATCTAGTGGTGGTGGAATTGCAGCTCGCGCTCTAGATAAAGGAAAAGGATTCTTAGGCAGAATAATGAATGCACTAGGATATCTTCTCCTAGGTTGGTTGACTACACAACTTCCCAAAATCTTAGCATTTATTGATACGCTAAAATATCGTATTGGAAATATCATTAATGCTGGCAAAAGAATGCTTCAGGATGTCAGAAATATTGTTGTTGGAATAAAGGGAGTTGTATCTCAGGGAATTGCTAATATTAAAAACTTTGATTTCACAGACAAAGAAGGAAAATTACAAAAGGAAATAGATGGGTTAAATGAATCTTTTGATTCTTTGGGGAAAAACTTTGATGATGCAGTAGACAATGTTAAAAATATAACAACACCGAAACCAGAACCAGAATTTCAAGGTCCAGGAGGTGATCCATCTGGATCAGGTAAAGGTCAAGCACAACAAAGACCATCACAATCAACTACTGAATCTACACCTGCTACTCCATCTACATCAGGATCTACATCAGGAGGTAACTATTCAAGTAGATTGCAACCTATCCATAGACAGGCTTTAGATAAAATATCTGAATATGAATCAGCAGCTGCTGGAAATTATAATGCAATGAATCAAGGCACAGTACCTGATAGGGCGGGGAGAAGACCATATAGTGGTCCATCAAAAGGTGGAATTGGAAAAGATCTCACCAACATGACTATTGCTGAGGTTTTGCAATCTCAAAATAAAAAATTGGGAAATAATCAAGGGTTTATACATGCTGCAGGAAGATATCAGTTCTTAAAAGGAACTTTGGAGTCTGTCTTAAGATATGCTGGAATTTCAGATAAGGTAAAATTTAGTCCAGATGTTCAAGATTATTTGGCGGCCGTTTTATTGACTATGCCAGGTGGTGGATTGAGTCACTGGACAGCAGATAAAAGAACTGGATTATTGAAAGATCAGGCAGGAATGGATCTGATTAATAAAGCAGCTCAAACTCCGTTAGGAAAGGCACCTCCAGTAGTGCAATCCCCACAACCAACAGTTGTTCCATCACCTTCACCAGCACAACCACAACAAAAACCCAGACCAGCTCCTGCCTCAACTGGTTTAACATCACTAAAAGGAAATACTGGTAGTGCATACGCTCCTCAAGGAAGAGGGGCTAGTGTCAGTATACCTACAAGTCCAATTTCTCAAGGAAGAAAAGGAGGTGCCGTAATTACTTCTGGGATGGGCCAGCGAGATCTGGGTAGAGGTCTCAAACAGCATTCTGGTATTGATATTGGTGCCCGTAGAGGAACTCCACTATATTCATATCTTCCTGGAAAAGTACATCAAACTGGAAAGTTGGGTGCATCAAATGATGGTGGATATGGAAATTGGGTGACATGGAAGGACGATAAGTTTAATGCATATCATTTCTTTGGGCATATGAATACTCAATCTCCTT